GCTGGGGGGCTAATCCATGAGCGACTCTCGCGCTGACGAGATCATCCGACGCCAGGAGAAGATGGCCGGCGACCGTGCCGTCTTCGACAGCCATTGGCGCGAGATCGCCGAACGTATCCTGCCCCGCGCAGACCATTTCCGGCTGGTGCGCCAGCCCGGCGACAAGCACACCGAGCGGGTGTTCGACGCCACCGCGGGCCTTGCCCTCGAGCGCTTCGCCGCTGCGATGGAATCCATGCTGACCCCGCGCACCCAGCGCTGGCACAGGCTGCGCGTCACGGTGCCCGGCCTCGAGGACGACCCGTCTGTCCAGGCCTACCTCGACCAGGTGACCGAAGCGCTGTTCAACGCCCGCTATGCGCCCCGCGCCAACTTCGCGAGCCAGGCCAACGAGGCCTACATGAGCCTGGGCGCGTTCGGCACGGGAGCGATGTTCGTCGACGATATGCTCGGCCGCGGCATCCGCTACCGCTCGATCCCCCTGGCCGAGATATACATCGCAGAGAACCACCAGGGCATCGTCGACACCGTCCACCGCAAGTTCACCTACACCGCCCGCCAGGCGGCGCAGCGGTTCGGCGAGGACAAGCTGTCCGAGCGCCAGAAGCAGGCGGTGAAGAAGTCGCCCGAGACGCTGTTCGATTTCATCCATGCGGTCGGCCCGCGTGAGGACATCGACACGAGCAAGAAGAACTACCGCGGGATGCCGTGGTATTCGTGCTACGTCAACATGGACGGCAAGGAGATCCTCGAGGAGGGCGGCTACCAGTCGTTCCCCTACGCCGTCGGCCGCTACGTCACCAGCCCCAAGGAAGTCTACGGCCGCAGCCCGGCGATGACCGTGCTGCCCGACATCAAGATGCTGAACGAGATGTCGAAGACCGTGATCCGGGCGGCGCACAAGATCGTCGACCCGCCGCTCCTGCTCCAGGACGACGGCGCTCTCCAGGCCTTCGACCTGCGCCCAGGCGCGATGAACTACGGCGGCGTCAACGAGCAGGGCCAGCAGCTCGTGCACGCGCTCCAGACCGGCGCTCGCGTGGACATCGGCCTCGAGATGATGGACCAGCGTCGCAAGGTCATCAACGACGCGTTCCTGGTCACGCTGTTCCAGATCCTGGTCGAAGCCCCGCAGATGACGGCGACCGAGGCCATGCTCCGCGCCCAGGAGAAGGGTGCGCTCTTGGCCCCCACAATGGGCCGGCAGCAGTCCGAGTTCCTCGGCCCGATCATCGAGCGCGAGATCGACATCCTGGCTCGAGCCGGCGTGCTCCCGCCGATGCCGGACGAGCTGCTCGAGGCCGGCGGCCTGGTCGACGTGGAATACCAGTCGCCGCTCAACCGGGCGCAGCGAGCTGACGAGGGCGTCGCGATCCTTCGCACCCTCGAGAGCCTGGCCCCGCTGGCGCAGATCGACCCCAACGTGATGATGGTCTTCGACCCTGCCGCGGTCGCCCGTGAGCTGGCCGAGATCAACGGCGTCCCGGTGAAGGTCATGCGGACCAAGGATCAGATCGCCGCGATGCAGGAAGAGCAGGCCAGCGCGATGCAGGCCCAGCAGCTCCTGGCTGCGGCCCCGGTGGTTGGCAAGACGGTCAAGGATCTCGCCCAGGCGCAGACCCTTGCCGGCAATGCGCCGCCGCAGCAGGCCGCGGGGATCTTCCCGTCGTGAGTTCCGACACCTTCGACGCCTCTGTCCTGGACGACGCCGAGCTGGAGCGGACCCTGGCCGACGCTCTGGGGCGAGAGGCCAACCGTCGCAGCCGCGGGTTCCCCCAGGCGGTGCAGCGATCGGCGCTCGATGAGCAGGTCGGTGGCAGCCATTACAAGTCTTTCAAGATCCAGCCGCTCGAGTTCTCGATGGCGAACGGCCTCAACGCCTGCCAGCACACCGCCATCAAGTACATCGTCCGCAGGAAGGGCAGCCGGCTCGAGGACATCGACAAGGCGATCCACACCCTGCGGATCTACCGCGACATGATCGAGAAAGGCGAAGCCGAATGATGCAGAGGCTGATCGACCGCATCCTGCGGCGCAAGCAAGCCTACCGGCGCACCTTCATGGACGCCGACGGAAAACTGGGGCGCGATGCGGAGGTTGTCCTGGCTGATCTCCGCAGATTCTGCCGGGCAACCGGATCGACCGTGGTGGTCAGCCCGGTTACGAAGCAGATCGACCCGATCGCAATGGCGATGGCCGAGGGCCGCCGCGAGGTGTGGAACCGCATGATGGCCCACCTCTACGTCGACGAGAAGCAAGTGTTTACCCTCCAAACCGATGACGAATAGGAGATCCCATGTCTGATGGTGCAACTAGCGGGTCCGCGATTCTTGCGGGCAACCCGGCAGGCGATGTCGCTGCTGCCGGCAATGTGGTCGGCGGCGAGGCAGCCGCCAACGCGAACTGGTTCGATGGGTTCCAGGACGCAGACCTGAAGGGCTACGTGCAGAACAAGGGCTGGAAGGATCCGACGGAGCTTGCCGTCGGCTATCGCAACCTCGAGAAGCTCCTGGGCAGCGAGAAGGTTCCTCTCCCCAAGGGAGCCGAGGACAAGGAAGGCTGGAGCCGGGTATACGATGCCCTGGGCCGCCCCAAGTCCGCGGACGATTACAAGCTGCCGGTTCCTGATGGCAGCTCGCCTGATTTCGCGAAGGCCGCCGCCGGCAAGTTCCACGAGCTGGGTTTGTCTGCCAGCCAGGCCCAGGCGCTGACCGAGTGGTACAACGGCCAGGCCGCAGAGGCCTCGACCGGGATGCAGCAGCAGTCGGCGCAGAAGTCCGAGGCCGACCTGGCAGCGCTCCGCGGCGAGTGGGGCGGCGCGTTCAACGAGAACGTCGAGCTGGGTCGCCGGGCCGCCAGGGAGTTCGGCCTGGACGCCGACAAGCTCAACGCGATGGAAGGCGCATTCGGCACGGGCGAGATGCTGAAGTTCATGGCCCGCATCGGCCGTGGCCTGACCGAGCACACCTTCGAGGGTGGCAAGACCACGCAGGGCTTCGGCATGACGCCGGAGGCGGCGCAGCAGCGTATCGCCCAGCTCCGCGAGGACCGGGAATGGTCGACGCGCTACATCTCCGGCAACGCCGACGCACGCGCCGAGATGTCGAAGCTGATGGCCGTTGCCTACCCGGAGTGATGCTGTTATGACAACACCGTTGCAATCTCCGATGCACAATCCAGAAGTTCGTCTAGAATGTCTGCGACTTGCGTATCGGCCAGGGCTGGCACCTCACGAGGTGATAGCGATGGCGAGGGAATACCTCGCCTGGGTCGCACCGCAAGCGCCGATAACCCCACAAGGGCCGGCTGACAGCTCGAAAGCGGGCAAACGATTGGCCCCGGCAGAATCTGCTCGGACAAGCCTCCCGGCGAATGGCGCGGTGAAAGCCGCAAGCGTCTAACCATTTTTTAGGAGGACATCATGTCCGTTAACGTCTCCACCGCATTCGTCCAGCAGTACGCGACGAATGTTCAGATGCTGCTCCAGCAGCAGGGTTCTCGTCTCCGTAACACGGTGACGCAGATGAAGTTCGTTGGTAAGGCCGCGAGCATGGCCGAGCAGTTCGGCTCGGTTGCCCCGGTCCGCAACCAGTCGCGTCACAGCGACACGCCGCTGATCTCGACCCCGCAGGACAAGCGTTGGATCTACCCCAACGACTACGACTGGGCTGATCTGATCGACTCGCAGGACAAGCTGCGTATGCTGATCGACCCGAGCAGCTCGTATGCGATGGCCGGTGCCTGGGCGATGGGCCGTGCGATCGACGACGAGATCATCTCGGGCATTCTCAACTCGAACAACACGGGTGAGAACGGCACGTCGGCCACCGGCACGCTCTACGCGTTCAACAGCAACAGCCAGTCGGTTGCCGCCACCACGGGTGCGTCGGCCGCCACGGGCCTGAACATCGCGAAGCTCCGCGCCGCCAAGAAGATCCTGCTCCAGGCCGAAGTCGATGTCGACAACGACCAGCTCTTCATGGCGATCACCGCGAAGCAGCACGATGACCTGCTCAACGAAGCCCAGGCGATCAGCCTCGACTACAACACCCGCCCGGTGCTGGTCGACGGCAAGATCACCTCGTTCATGGGTTTCAACTTCATCCACTCCGAGCGTATTCCGGGTGGTGGTTCGTACAACACGGCCATCAACACCGCGATCGCTTCTGGCTCCTCGGACGGTCAGTACACCACCGGCTCGCGCTGGATGGTTCCGTTCTGGGCGAAGTCGGGTGTGGCCCTGGGCGTCTGGAACGACATCCAGACCTCGATCGACCGTCGCGCCGACAAGCGCAACTCTTACCAGGTCTACGTCACCGGCACGTTCGGTGGCGCTCGCATGGAAGAGAAGAAGGTCGGCCTGATCAACTGCGTGTAACGGAGGCCTGACACATGGCTGCTTATCTTTCGACTGAACTGGGCGGCTCTGCCAACCAGACCGCGGCCCCGGTGGGCTACAAGCCGCGTGCGACGGTCTACGCTGCGCGTCTGAAGCGTATGCGTGGCACGTTCACGTACAACACGCAAACGACCTCGGACACGCTCGTCGTCGGCAACCTGCCGGCGGGTGCGACGTTCGCGTTCGGTGCGATCACGACCTCGGCCTCGACGAGCACGGCGACCCTGGCCGTGGGCATCAGCGGTTCGACCGGCAAGTACAAGGCTGCCGGCGCTGTGACCACGACGGACCAGCCGCAGCTCTTCGGCCTGGCCGCTGTCGTGGGCGCTGCTGACCCGGCCCTGTCGGCCGAGGAACAGGTGTTCGTCACGATCGGTACTGCTTCCCTTCCGGGCAGCGGCACCCTCGTGGTGGATCTCTACTACTCGATGCCGAACTGATCGGAGCGGGGGCCGGGGTAACACCTGGCCCCCCCTCCCCTCACCAGAGGACTGCACATGGCCTACTACTTCGGAATCAACAACGGTGCTGGTTTCTCCGGCAACGTCACCGAGAACTCCTCGACCACGTCGAAGGACGTGGAGGTTGTGATCAACACCAACGCCAACGTGCCGAGCAAGGAAGAGCTGCTCCTGGCGATCGAGAAGCTCGAGTATTACATCACGACCGCTTCCAAGAACTGGTAAGGGGTTCGCATGAGCGTTCGCCGCGCAGACGACATCTCGTACACGCTGGCGGCCAATGCCAGCGGCACGGGCAACGCGGTCATCATCAAGGGTGGAGAGTACATCTTCACCTGCGATGGGACTGCTGGTGGCACCACGATCAGCCTTCAGGTTCTGACGCTCAACAACGTCTGGACCGACGTCTCCGTCTACTCCGGCTCGGTGGTGAAATCGACCACCATGCCCTACGCGCAGACGGGTATCGACCTTCCCGCCGGCAGCGTTCGCCTTAACTGCGCGGGCGGTTCGCCGAGCGGTGTCTACGCTTACCTTGTCGGGGTGGGTTAATGGCTACCGTCTACATCACCGAATACGCTCGCCAGGCGCGTGACGCGTCGGGCTTTCAGATGGTCGTCGCGGACGAGCCGCCGGCTGCAAGCCAGACGGTCACGATCGGTGCGTCGTCGACGCAGTCGTCGGCCTTCAACTCGCTGACGCGTTTCGTGCGCGTGAGCACCGACGCGATCTGCTCGATCGAGTTCGGCACCAATCCCACGGCGACCGCGACCAGCCGCCGCCTCCCGGCAAACACGACCGAATACTTCGGCGTCCCCCAGGGCGGTTCCTTCAAGATCGCCGTCATCACCAACAGTTAAGGGTGACCTATGACCCGCGTGATTTCCGCTCCCCCGCCTGACGTGATCGGCCAGCTCTCTGACCTGATCACGCTCGTCCTGCACGCCGACGCTGTCTCCAAGGTCGTGGAAGACCTGAAGGCTGCCAGCGAGGAATACCACGCCGAGAAGCTCGCCTACGAGGTGTCGATCGGCGACTCGATGCGTGCCAAGCAGGCCGCGGACGACGCCGCCCTCGAGGCCGAGAACAAGCAGGCCGAGGCCGCCAGGAAACTGCGCGAGCAGGCCGACTCGGTTGCCGAGGTGAACAGCGCCAAGGCGTCCCTGGTGTCCGAGAAGGCTGCGTTCGACGCCGAGCGTGCCGCCTACCTGGAGCTGAAGGCAAAGGCCGAGGCCGCCCTGGACGAGCGCGAGATCCTGGTGCGCCAGGCCGAGGAAAAGCTCGAGGAGGACCGCGCCACGGTCTCCGAGCTGAAGTCTGCCCTGGAAGCCAAGCTCGCCGTGTTGAGGGCGTAAGCCATGCCCACAGCGTCCTACACGAAGGTCACCGCTGGCATCGAGCCGCTGCTCGAGCAGATCAACTCTGGCTCCGACTCCTGGGCGGTCGCCCTGGCGTCAGCGGCTCCTGGCAGCGCGACGTTCACGGCCGGCACGACCGACCTGGCGACGGGCGGCGGCTACACCCAGGGCGGCAACTCCGCTACCGTCTCGAGCGCCACGCAGTCGGCCGGCACCTACAAGCTGGTGCTGTCCAGCCCGGCGCAATGGACGGCGAGCGGTGGCGGGTTCACGTTCCGCTACGCCCTGCTTGTCAACAGCACGAACAACATCGTCATCGGCTACTGGGACTATGGTTCGTCCCAGGCGGTGGCGGCGGGTGAAACCGTGACCGTTACCCTCGACGGGACCAACGGCGTGTTCCAGGCGACCTGATGGCCCTGACCCTTGCAGATCGAGTAAAAGAAACCACCAACACCACCGGCACCGGCACTCTCACGCTGGCCGGTGCGGTTGCCGGGTTTCAGTCCTTTGCGGCTGTCGGCAACGGAAACACCACCTACTACACCATCACCAGCGGCAACGACTGGGAGGTGGGCATCGGCACCTACACGTCGAGCGGCACCACGCTGTCGCGTGACACGGTGCTGGCATCCTCCGCGTCTGGCTCAAAGATCACCGTGGCGGCTGGCGCGTCGGTGTTCGTGACGTACCCTGCGGGCCAGTCGATCTACAAGGACGCGAACGGCAACGTCGGTATCGGCGTCACCCCGACCGGGCTGGATCTTCTGGAACTGGCTGCCGGTACGACGAGCAAGGCCCCGCTCGGGTTTACTGCCGGAAGCAAGCTGACAACGGCAGACGCAGGATCCGTCGAGTACGACGGTGCCGCGTTCTACATGACGCAGCAATCAACAACTGGTCAGGGGTTGGTTATGGCTGGTCAGATGGTGCGCCTTGACGCAGACCGAACGAAGCCGACCAACAACACGACGTTGGAGGCGGTGTTCGACGCCGCCAACGACACCATCAGTCTTGCTGCAAATACGTTGTACTACTTCAAGGGAATGTACCTCATCAACACGACTGCCTCCGGTACTGCGGGCGCGGCCACGATGGGCTTCACGTTTTCCAACGCGCAACAGAGCATCGCCTACAGATCGCTCGGTCACACAACTGCAAGCAGCACGGCGCAAAATACGCTGCTTACAACTTTAGCATCGGCAACAGCCGTTACAGCCACCAATACTGCCGCAGCAAGCTACTGCATCGAGTTTGAGGGCTGGTTCAAGAGCAATGCCACTACAGGCGGCACGCTCGTCCCCGGCTTTGCCCAGTCGCAGGTGGGAACGTCTGCTGCGCCGGTCGCTGCTGCATATAGCTGGTTCATGCTTATGCCGGTATCGGCAACGACCACGATCAACGCTATTGCTGGCAACTGGGCGTGACGGATGGCGCTTGTTCTCGCAGATCGCGTCAAGGAAACAACCAGCACGACTGGAACCGGAACGCTCACCCTTGCTGGCGCTGTGGCGGGTTTCCAGTCTTTCGCAGCGGTCGGCAACGGAAACACGACGTGCTACGCGATCACAAGCGGTAATGACTGGGAAGTAGGCATCGGCACATACACGTCTGCCGGAACTACGCTCTCGCGGGACACAATCCTTTCTTCCTCTGCCGCAGGCGCTGCGATCACCGTCGCCGCAGGCGCGTCCGTTTTTGTGACCAACGCGGCGTCGAAGGTGGTCTACGAAGACGCGAGTGGCAACGTCGGCATCGGAGTGACGCCGACCGGGCTTGATCTGCTGGAATTGGCGGCAGGAACGACCAGCCTTGCGCCGCTTGGATTTACGGCGGGATCTCTTCTCACGACCCCTGATGTCGGCTCGGTTGAATACGACGGGACAGGCTTTTTCGTGACGCAGCAGACCGAGACAGGACGCGGCATTGTGTTGGCTCCGCAAACAGTTCGTCTCAACGCCAACCGTACAAAAGCAACAAACAACACGACGTTGCAGGCATTCTTTTTAGGCGGCGCTGCAATACTTACTTTGTCGGCAAACACCTTGTATTACTTCAAGGGCGTTTTGAGGATTACCACCTCTGCAACGGCGACTACCGCAACCCCGTATATGGGGTTCCTGTTTTCAAGCACGCAGCAAAGCTACGTGCTTCGGTATCTGACACACTCCACCTCCACGTCGCAGACATCTGGCATTGCGACGAGTCCAGCAGCAACTATAGTTGGTGCTGGCGCTACTACAGCGACAGCGCACAACGTAACTATCGAAGGGTGGTTCAAAAGCAACGCAACGACCGGAGGAACGCTCACCCCGGCGTTTGCTCAATCTGTAGCAGGCTCGACCACAGGGCCGACAGCGGTTGCCGATAGCTGGCTGATGGTGATGCCGATGTCCTCCAATCCGTCTGCGACGCTGATCGCAGGGAACTGGTCGTAGGCCATGCTCGGCTACAGCGCCCTCTCTGAAGTACCGTTCAGTACCGTACCAGCGGCATCGGCCATCCCCGGCTACACGATCACGGCGCTGTCCGGGTCGTACGCTGTTACGGGGCAGTCGGCCACGGTGCTTCGCAGCCGCGCCATTTCGGCAAGCGCTGGTTCTTACGCCTACACCGGGCAGACGATCTCGGTCATCTACTCGCCTGGGTTTGCCAACTACACGATCACGGCGCAGTTCGGCTCCTACTCCCTGACCGGACAGACGGCGACCGTTCGTCGCGACCGTGCTCTGACCCCCTCGTTCGGCTCCTACGCCGTGACGGGACAGACCGCGACGATCACGAAGGTCACGCCGACCTCCTACACCATCACCGCGCTCAACGGCTCGTATGCGCTCACGGGCCAGACGGCGACCCTAAAACGCAACAGAGCGCTCACGCCATCGCCAGGTTCGTATTCTGTCAACGGGGTGCAGGCGGGTATAATCTACAGCGGCACACCGCCCGTTGCAGGATCCGCAACTATCTCGGGCATGATGGCGAACACCGGCACGTTGATGTTGAGGAGTTGACATGGCATCGGTCATCCAGGTCGCAAACCGCGCATTGACGAAACTGGGTTCGGCACGCATCACGTCGATCGACGACGATGTAAAGGCCGCCCGCTCGATCAAGAGCTGCTTCGATGACGTGCGGGACGACGAGCTGCGCTCGCACCGCTGGCAGTTCGCGATGAAGCGCACGAGTCTCGCGGCGCTGTCGACCGCCCCCGAGTTCGGCTACGAGTACCAGTATCAGGTGCCGACCGACTTCCTGAAGATCGACATGGTCGACGACCGTTTCCCGTCTGCGGTGATGGATAACTACATCGGCGCGGAATACCTGGATTGGGCGCTCGAGGGCAACCTGATCCTGACGGACATCGGTGCACCCCTGAAGCTGCGATACGTCGCCCAGGTGACGGACCCCAACGGCTGGGATCCGAACTTCCGCGAGGCCCTGGCCTGCCGCCTGGCGGCCGAGCTGGCCGAGGATCTCACGCAGTCGAACGAGAAGCGCCGCCTGGCCTGGGAGGAATACAAGCGGGCGATCACGCAGGCGATCCGTTCCAACGCGATCGAGAAGCTGCCGGTGCAGCCGCCCGACGACGCCTGGGTCATCGGGAGGCTCTGATGCCCAAGGCCTCCCCGCTCCGCTCGTCTTTCAACGCTGGCGAGTTGTCGCCCCTGCTCGACGGTCGCGTCGATGTGGCGAAATACGCCAACGGATGCCGGGTGATGGAAAACTTCATCCCCACCATCCAGGGGCCGGCGATGCGGCGGGCTGGCACGCGCTACGTGGCGGCCGTCAAGAACAGCGCCAACCGGACCTGGCTGCGGAGCTTCGAGTTCTCGACGACGCAGTCCTACGTGCTCGAGTTCGGCGATTACTACCTGCGCTTCTACACCAACCACGGCCAGCTCCTGTGCGGGACGCCCGCGGCCTACAACGGCGCGACGGCCTACGCGATCGGCGACCTGGTGGTGAGTGGCGGCACGAACTACTACTGCATCGCCGCGACGACGGGCAACGCACCGCCCAACACGTCCTACTGGTACGCCCTCACAGGCTCAATTTACGAGATACCGACGCCCTGGCCGGCCAGCGCCATGACGGACGCCACCGACGGCACGTTCACGATCTCGATGGCGCAGTCGGGCGACGTGATCTACATGGCGCATCCGAGCTATCCGCTCCAGAAGCTTTCGCGCTACGCGTCGACCAAGTGGACCCTGGCGGCCGTCGTCCTGGCGAACGGACCCTTCAAGACGCAGAACAGCGACCGCACGGTGACCATGTACGCCAGCGCCACGAGCGGCTCGGGCGTCACCCTCACGGCCTCCTCTGCGGTCTTCTCGGCGGCGATGGTCGGATCCTATGTCTACCTCGAGCCGGCCGATTTGTCGGCCATAAAGCCCTGGACAGCGGGCCAGGAGACATCCTCGAACCCGGTCAACACATACCGGCGATCGGACGGCAAGACCTACCAATGCACGACCAACGGCACGCCGACGGCTGGCAAGGTCTGGCGCACCGGCCCTGACAAGCCGATCCACACCTACGGCACGGTGGCTGACGGCGACGGCTCGAGCATCAACGGCACCAACGTCGAGCGCCAGGGATTCGACTGGCTGTTCGTCGACGCCGGCTATGGCTACGTCAAGATCACCGGCTACACCTCTGCGACGCAGGTGACGGTCACCGTGATGGGCAACTGGCCGCTCCCCCAGGGTGTGGTCGGATCCACCAAGGCGACCTTCCGCTGGGCGCTGGGGTCGTTCTCCGGCGTCGAGGGCTATCCGTCCCGCGTGACGTTCTTCCGCGAGCGCCTGACGCTCGCCAAGAGCCAGACGATCTACTTCTCGGTGTCGGCCGATTTCGAGAACTTCGCCAGCAAGGACGACTCCGGCCAGGTGGTCGCCGATCGCGCAATCCAGGTCACCATCGCGAGCGACGAGGTCAACACCATCCAATGGCTGTCGCCCGCCCAGGCGCTGCTGATCGGCACGTCGGGTGGCGAGTTCGCCTGCGCCGAGAACTCCTCGAGCGAAGCCTTCGCGCCAGGCAACGTGAAGATCGAGCAGCAGACCTCCGAAGGCAGCCGCTCTGTCCACCCGGTCAGCGTCGGCTACTCGACCCTGATGGTGCAGCGCTCGGGCCGCAAGGTGAAGGAGCTGTCCTACAGCTTCCAGCAGAACGGCTACACCTCGACCGACCTCACCGCCCTGGCCGATCACATCACCATCAACGGCATCCAGCAGACGACCTGGCACAAGGAGCCATACGTCGCAATGTGGGCCGCCCGCGGCGACGGCCAGCTCCTGGGCTTCACGTTCAACAAGGAACAGGATGTCGTGGGCTGGCACCGTCACATCATGGGAGGCGCATTCGGTTCTGGCGCTGCCGTCGTCGAATCCGTCGAGGCGATCCCGTCGCCGACCGGCGATCGCGACGACCTGTGGCTGATCGTCAAGCGCACGGTGAACGGGTCCACGGTGCGATACGTCGAGTATCTCGAGCGCGAGTATCGCGACGGCGACACCCAGGCCTCGTGCTTCTACGTCGACAGCGGCGCAACCTACTCCGGCGCTCCGGCGACGACGATCTCCGGCCTGACCTGGCTTGAGGGCCAGACCGTACAGGTGCTCGCCGACGGAGCCGCGCATCCTGACCGTGTGGTGACCGGCGGGGCGATCACGCTCCAGGTCGCCGCGTCCACCGTCCATGTGGGCCTGGGCTACACCTCGAAGATCCAGACCAACCGCATCGAGGCTGGCGCGGCAGACGGCACGGCGCAAGGCAAGACCAAGCGCATCAACAAGTGCGTGCTGCGCTTCTACAACACCCTGGGCGCGAAGGCCGGCCCGGACGCAGACACGCTCGACGAGTTGCAGTTCCGCTCGGCCTCGGACCCGATGAACCAGCCGCCGCCGCTCTTCTCGGGCGACAAGCTCATGGAGTGGCCGGGCGGCTACGACTTCGACGGCTACGTCATGGTCGAGCAGGTGCAGCCCTTCCCGATGACCCTTGTGGCCGTGATGCCGCAGGTGACGACGTTCGATCGCACATGACCGTCATCCCCTTCCAGCCAGAGCACCTGGCGCAGCTCACCCTGCAACCCGCGCAGCTCGGGTTCGAGTCGATGATCGGCGACCCGCGGTATGGTCCCTGGCTGGCCGAGGCCGGCCCTGGCTACACCGTCCTGGCCGGCGACGAGCTGGTGGCGTGTGCCGGTTTCTGGCCTCAATGGGAAGGGCGAGCCATTGTCTGGGCGCTTGTGTCCGAAACGGCCGGCAAGCATTTCCTGGGCTTTCATCGCGCAGTCCTGCGTGCTTTCGACGCGCATCCCTACCGGCGCATCGAGACGACGGTGAAGACCGGGTTCACGGAGGGCGAGCGCTGGGCGCGGATGCTCGGGATGACCAAGGAAGCAACGCTGCGTTCCTACGCGCCGAACGGCGACGACTACGACCTGTATTCAAAGGTGACAGCATGAGCAGCATCTTCAAGGCCTGGGGTTCAATCGAACAAGGCAAGGCCGGCTACGCCTCGAATATGAGCGAGGCATACGCCCAGGAGTACAACGCGCAGATCGCGGACTCCAACGCGAAGACCGTCCTCGAGCAGGCGAACGCGAAGGAAGAGGCGCAGCGCCGGCAGTTCCACATCTTGCAGGGCAAGGCGATCGCCGGCATGGCACAATCCGGCACGGGCCTGGATGGCAGCAACCTCGACGTGCTCGAGCAGAGCGCCACCAACGCCGAGCTGGACGCACTCACCATCCGCTACGAGGGCCAGATGCAGAACCGCGGTCTGATGGCGCAGGCGGCACTCGGCCGATACCAAGCGCAGGGCCTCAAGGCCAACGCCAAGCGGGCGATGAAGGCCGGCTACATCGGCGCAGCCGCCAACCTCCTCGAGGGGGCGAGCAAGGCATACCAGGGAGGCGGTTAAGTCATGGCGGTGAGGATTCCCACCTACGAGGCGCAGCTCCTTCCGACCGGAACGCTCCAGGCTCGAGCTGCCGGCGTTCCCGTGTCCGACGCTGTCGGCCGCGCCCTCCAGGGGTTCGGCGATACTGTCGGCGGCATCGAGACGCGCATCATGCGCGACATCAACGAGGGCAAGGTTCGCGACGCCGACAACCAGGCAAGCGACGCCATCCGCGGCCTGCTCTACGATCCCAACTCTGGATACCTCACGCGCCGCGGCAAGGACGCGATCGACGGTTACGCCGACATCCAGGACAAGATCCGCAAGATCCAGGACGACGTGTCCGGCGAGCTTGGCAACCACGCGCAGCGCAAGATGTTCAGCGAGATCATGGGCCGGCGCGTCCAGGCAGCCCTGGGCAACGTCGCCTCGCACGCTGCGGTCGAGACGCAGAACTACAACACCACGCAGGCCGCCGCTCGAGCTGATCGGGCCACGGCCGACGCGATCGCCAACTACGGCGACCCGGCGCAGTACAACACCTTCCGCAACACCATGTTGCAGGAGGCCGCCTACGGCAAGACGGGCGATGTCGCGGAGCAGGCGCAGCGCCAGGCGCTGTCGACCATGCACGTCGGCGTCATCAACCAGATGGTGTCGCAGGACCGCGCTCCCCTGGCGAAGGAGTGGTTCAAGCAGCACGAGGGCGAGATCGACCCGCGTGTGACCGATCGGCTCCGCACGCAGCTCGACGCTGCCGGCGTGAAGGACAAGAGCCTTCAGTTGCAGATGGCGATGGCTGCCCTGCCCTACCAGCAGCAGGTCAAGCAGCTCGAAACGCTTCGCAAGGACGGCAAGATTTCCGTCGAAGAGTACGACGCAACGCGCCAGCGCATCGACCACGAGGAAAGCGTTCGCCGGGTGCAGGAAGACACCAACGACCGCGCCAACCTTGGGGCTGCCTACGACTGGCTGCTGAAAAATCCAGGCAAGTCCGTCCTGGATCTGCCGAACGGCCTCTACCTCTGGGCCAAGTCCCGCGGCGCTCCGCTTGCGGCCCTGAAGTCTTTCGCCGAAAACGGCGGCAACCCGACGACCGACTCCGAGGTCTACTACACGTTGCGCCAGGCGGCGGCCGACAAGCCGAACGAGTTCGCCAACGCGAACCTTATGCAATACCGCGACCGGCTCTCGAACACAGACTTCAAGGGCTTGGTCGACATCCAGTCCGCAATCCGCTCGAACGACGTGAAGAAGATGCAGTTGAGCGATCAAGCCTCCCATGCTGTCAGCCAGCTCGGGGCAGAGCTGTCTGCCGCGCACATCGACACGTCGCCGAAGCCTGGCGACACGAAGATGGCGAACTACAAGGCCGCCCTGATCCGCGCCATTGACGCAAGACAGTCCTTGAAGCAGGCACCGCTGACCTCTGACGAGGTTCGGAATATCGGCCTAGATCTGTTGAAGCCAGGCCGGTTGCAGGGCAGCGGAATTGTGTGGGACACGGGCAAACTTCGTTACGAGGTCACGCCGGAAGAGCAGGCGAAGACGCCGTTCGTCGAGGCGAAATACGACTACATTCCAGCCACGCGCCGCGCCAAGTTCGAGAAATACTTGAGCAACCCTGCAATCGCGCAGCGGTGGGGATTGCAGCCCGCCCGCGACAAGGGATCCAAGCGCTGGAAGGAAGTCATCGAGATCATGTACCAGCAGGCCAATGACGCCGGGGTGGAGTGGTAATGCCGACAATCGACGAGTGGCTGTCAGGGCAATCGGGTAACTCTCAACAGGCTGGCGTCAACCTGGTGACAGGCATTGACACGCCGCCCGACCAGGCCGCGGAGGCCGTGCGCCAGGCCCGTCGGTTCGATACGCCGCAGTCCCTCCTGCCGAAGCCGGACGCTGACCTGGCGCGGCGGGCGAAGCTCGAGGACGCGTCGGCGATCGTCCAGGCGCACCCGAAGCTCGAGGACTGGCTCGCCGGCCAGCACCCGACGACGACCGCGATGGTGTCGGACGACCTCGACAACATGGGCCTGTTCACCAAGACGGCCAACGCTTTCCGGTCGGGCCTTACCAGCACGATGCGCGGCTTCAACGCGAACAACATGGTCGACACCGCGGAAGCGCTGTCCCTGCTCGAGCGCGTGCGCCGTGGCGAGTTCAAGAACGACGCGGACCTGTCTGCGCGTGGCGGCCCCTACGCCTCCATGTTCGTCGGCTCCC